CCTGACACAGGAGATACAACAAAAGCAGCAACAGGAACAGTTGTAATGCCAGATGGTACTGTAATAACACAACAACCTTCTACTCCTCCAGGTGCAGTAGTCGACGACAACGGACAAATTAATTATAAAAAACTTACCCCTGATGACACTCGTGCAACCATAATTAAAACTTCTCCAGATGGTAACTTAAATGTTGCAAATGTAAACACTGCAAGTTATAGGAATTTTGATATTATTGTTGAAGGTGATATTGTTAAACTAGGAAAAAATGCTGCACGTATTGGAGAAATAAATTGGTACAATGTAATAGAAGCAGAAGCCCCTGCTAAGTATCAACCAGGTATAAGTCAGATAAGATTAAAAAGAGGCGAACTGCTTACACCTATTGTAGCAACATTTCAAATAAATGGAAATAACTCACAGGAATTAGTTTTAAATTATGACATTGACACAAAACCAAGTGATACTGTAATAACTGGTGTAACAAGTAGAGGTACAATTGATTATATTATAAATCCACGTGATTTTAATCCAAATGTTGTAAAAGCAGACGGTATAAGGCTTTTATTATTACAACCCATTGGTGGTGCAATTGAAAGAATTTATACAGTTACAGGTAGCACAACAAGAATAGAAACCGAAGTAGATGCAGATGTAGTTTATGATTTTGATGTATTTGTAGAAAATACTAGAGTTACAGATGCTGCTACACAAGAAACAATTGACGGATCGTTGGTAATTAGATTATCAGACGCTCCTAGACCCGGTGATGAAGTAAGATATGTTTTATATATAAATGAAGACGGTGCCGATGCTTGGAAGAGCACAAGTAGCAGAGACTTTATTGCTGATACACACGACATAGTGGAATGGGACGGATCTCAGTGGAATATAATATTTGATGCTAGTGAATCTACTAATCCAGTTTATATTACAAACTTAAATACAGATCAACAATTTTACTACAATCAATATTATTGGCAATATGCAATTGACGGATTATATCCAAGAGGCGCTTGGGATTTAATTATATAAAATAATTACTATATGAACCAGATAATTTGTAGTGGTGCTTTATTTTATTCTTTAAGTACCAAACGTTTTTTGCTATTACATCGTACACAAAGTAAAACAAAAAATCAGTGGGGACTTGTAGGCGGTACTAACGAAAGTTCAGAATCTCCTTGGGAAGCATTACAACGAGAAATAAAAGAAGAAATTGGTACAATAACAGATATAAAAAAAGTTGTTCCTTTGGAAAGTTTTATATCTAATGACCAACATTTTTATTTTCATACATATCTTTGTGTAGTTGACAAAGAATTTTTGCCTTTATTGAATAACGAACACGATGGCTATGCGTGGGTAAGTTTTGGTAAATGGCCTAAGCCGCTGCACAACGGACTTGCTAATACACTGCGTAAAAAAATAAACGCCACAAAGCTGGAAACTACAATTAAACTAATTGATGTTTTTTTCGATAATGAAATAGTTGATTAAGTTCTATAATTTGAAGTATATCGCCAGTAAAAATTGCCATCTTTTCTTGAATAAGATCTACTATTGTTAATTCGCCATCTAGCAATTTTTTCCAATTATCTTCTACTAACTTAACATTAGTTTCTAATGTTTCCGCAGATTCTTTTATACCAGTTCCGTTTATAGATATATTGCCAACATCTTCAATTTCAAATGATATATTTAAATGTGCTGTTTCAATTAAAAAATTGTTGAGTTCGATAATATATAAGGAAATATCTGTTTGGATACCAGCTTCAATATTTTTACGTAAGTCTGCAAAAAAATGCTGAGCAAGATCAGCATCGCCTTCGATTACTATAGTGCCTGCTTTATACAAAGCCAATGTATCGGCTTCTCCAGCAAGAGCTTTTAGTGCAGTTTTTAAATCAACAATTATTTCAGCATCAGCATAGGCTTTACTTATTCTTACACCTTTACTATCAAAATAAATATCTCCTACATTTTCAATCACAAACTTGACCGTACCTGATTTATATCTATAATTTTTTCCTAATTTTTTTTCTATTTGTTGAAAAATTGATTTTGTAATAGGATTAAATCTAAGCATTGCTTGTTCTTCTGATTCGTCTAAAAAATTTAAATCATACTCTTTTACATTGGGATCAAATGTATTTTTAAATTTATTGTTTAGCCACTTAAAATCATTAATTTTTCTTAGTGCATCCTTGTTGTTTTTAAATGCTAAACCGTACTTTGCTCCTTCATACGCTCCAGCAATAGTTTCTAGCCCAAAAGGGTTGTCTGCTCCTCTTGAACACCAGGCTTTTAATCTAAAGGTAGTTTCATCTTCGACTTGTCTATCTATAGCTTTACTTGCAAGTTTTACACACTCTCTAAATCCACTTCGCCACGCACTAAAGGCATCAGTGTTAAATGCAGTAACATTGCTCATTCTGTTTACACCTTTGAAGTTTTTACTAATACTTGTAGTCATATCAGCAGTTTCTACATCCATATTCAAAGTAAGTTCAGTTGGTAAAAGTTTTACACCTCCATATCCGTAAATTAAATTATTTACAGGATTTAAGCTTCGCCATACAAAAACTGTTTTATAACCATCTATATCGTAGTGTGCAATTTGATGATCAAACTCAAAATCTTCTAGTACTTCTGCATCTCCGTCAACAACCCAAAACATTTTTGTGTCAACTAATTTTGCAGCAGCAATATGAGCTTGGTGAATACCTTTAACCTTATCTACACGCTTTGCATTAGGATATTCTAGTAATAATTTATTGTAATTTTTATCAGCATTTATTTCGCCATTACTAATAAACACTACTTCAAATGAATCTGGAATACTAGCAACTTCTTTATATTCTTTCTTTACTGCAAAAAATCTATAATCAATTTCGTGCTTTGTGAGCATAATAGATTTTGTAGTCAATGCTACTCCGTCGTAAAAATTTCCATTTTTCCATACGTGATTAATTTTTCTTTCGTATTGATTATGATGTGAAATATAAACATCAAAGTCAAAAGTATCCAAAATTTCTATGTCGTTATAAACAATATAAAATAAATCTGTTTTTGATTGATCTCTTGCTCGTAAATAATCATCATAACTTGAAATAATAAACTTTTCGTATTTTTTTGGATTACTTGCTACTATTTTATGTTCTTTTTTATTGACATAAAAACGTGCTTCAACTTCTTTTTCTGTACAAATAGATTTTTTACTAAAAAGAACAATACCGTCATAAAATTCTTTATTTAAAAAAACGTGATTTATTTCTCTATCAAATTTATTATGATGACTAAAATATAAATCAAAATCAAAATCTTCACACACATCTACATCAGAAGGTACTCCCCAAAACATATCTGATTTTGTTTCTTTTAGTGCATTTAGATAATCGTTATAATTATTAATAACAAATTTTTCATATGCACGTGGATTACTTACAACGATATTGTGTTCTTTTTTATTTGTATAAAATCTGTGCTCAACTTCTTTTTCAGTTACAGAATTACTTTTGCTGTACAAAGCAACTCCGTCAAAGTTTTCTCCATTTAAAAATAAATGTGTAGTTCCAGTATCAAGTTCATCTAAATCATAAAAATATTCATTTATATCAAAATCATTTAATATCACATCGCTTGGCACACCTAAAAACATCTGTGTTTCGGTTTTATCTAATGCATTTAAATAATCTTTATAATTGTTGATAACAAAAACATTAAAAGGTTTTGATTTACTAACAATCGTATCGTGTTCTATTCTATCAGCAATAAATCTATATTCGATTTCTTTATTTGTAACAATACTATTCTTACTAAACAAAACCAATCCGTTGTATTTGTTATTGTTAAGCCAGACGTGATTTTTGTTTTTTAAAGATTGATTATGATGATCAATATAAAAATTAAAAATATTATTATCAGTAATTTCTATATCGTCTGGAACACCCCAAAATAAATCTGTTTCAGAATTTTGCAGTGCATATTCATATTCTTTGTAGCTGTTTATAGAAAACTTATTGTAAGGCTTAGGCGTACTTGCCATTATCCTTACTTCTTTTTTGTTAACATAAAATCTGTGTTCAAGTTCTTTGTCTGTGATTTTATAGTTTTTAGGAAACAAAGCAACGCCATCTAATGTATCTATATCTCCGTTACCAAAAACGTGTACATTATCGTGACTCCACTCATCTGGTTTATAACTAAATTTAAATGTATCTCTAACATCAATATCTTCCCACACTACCCAAAACATACCTGTGTATGATTTAGCCTGTGCTTCATACCAGTTCTCAACAGTTTGTAAATGTGGAACTTTTTGTGTAAGTTTATCAATATCTTCTTGATTGCTTCCTATGTAAAATGCATCAAATTTGTCGTTTCCTTTATATACATCGTATTCACCGCATATGTGTATATGTTGTCTTGGCTCAGTATCTACTTTTTTTGTTGGTACTAATCTAACTTTATCCCAAGATTTTACTTTTCTACTTTCTTTATATACATAAGGAAATTCGTGTATTTGTACTTCGTCAATTGCTCGTGGTTTGAACCACCAAGGAAAGCTATCATATACTCTTATATTTGTGTCTACAATCCAAACATAATCGCTATCAAAATTTGAAGCGGCTGCCAAAGCTTTATCTAAGTTGCAATAATCGTCCATTTTCAAAACTGGATATCTATCAAATATTAAATTTTTTAATTGATCTTGACCGTTGTGTAACGGCTTAGAAAATTTTTCAAATCTATCTATTGCTCTCATAGTGTGTAAGCCTTTGTTCCTATATGCCCTAATTTTATATCAGAGTCTACCCAAACATCAATGCCGTGATGCATTGCTTGATTGCAAAAGTATATATCTTCGCCGCTGAACGTATCGTCTATTTTATTATATTCGTGTACAAACCAAGGCTTAGGCAATGTATGAAAAACATCTATATCAATAAGCATACATCCCATTCCGACTGCCCAGATCTTATGCAGACCTTGTGTTGCGTCTAATCTTGCTGTAATATTTTCTGGATCGGTAAATGCAACACTTTGATAAATTGGGTACCTTGTGCTGTAGTTAGCCGCCACAATATCTTTGTTATGAGAATACAATTTATCTATCATATTTGATGGAAATTGTATATCACTGTCTAAGAATAATATTTTATCACTGTTTACAGATAGTGCTTCTTCAACAAGACGTGTACGTGATTCACAGATTACACTACCAGCAAATAGATGTAGTTCAAACTCTATTTGTTTGCGTGTAAGCCTATTAGTTAAATTAACTAAACTTTGAGTAAACAGTGTATGCACTTGATCTCTACAAGGCACACAGATACTTAATTTCATAATGTGTTAGTCGGTATCAATTCTTCGTTCAAGTCTTTTTCAGCATCGATTGTTTTTTGATTTAATTTCCTTGCTGTGCTTGTTGCAACTTTTACTGCTTCTTGGAAATCATCACCTAATCCTGCCATTGCTAACATATTTTCAGGTTGTACTTTACCTAATGTAAGTAAGTCTACACCAGCTGCTTTACCAAGCTTTTGGATCCAATGATGACGTTCGTCGTCTTGTGGAATATCAAGTTCGTCGATAGCAGCCGAAACCTTATCAGCTAATTTTTCATCTAACCCTAGTGTTGCACCTTTAGCAACTTTTCTTGTTTTTGTATATTCATCAGCTAGATCAATATTCATTACTTCATATAATGTTTTCATAACTTCTCCTGTGTGTTTAAGGAAAGTAGTATCCGCCAAATGAACTACTCATAGAAATTGTAGTGCCATTTGATATACCTATGTATGGACCTAAATCAGCACCTATGCTAATGTTGCTAGATGGCCCACTAAAGTAGTTGGATATCTGGCTCATTGTAATTGTGCTTCCCGTATTTGGTAGTGCCATACTTGTTTCCTAGTTTGTTATCTTGCTATAATAACATTATATTTAATTTTTGTCAATAAAGTATCCAGATAAAACTGGATACCTTAATATTATTTATCTAGTAGTTTTTGTACCATTTCTTTGAGTTCATCGATTTGAGTTTGCTGTTCTTTTATTGCTTCAATTAACACAGGAGTTAACTTTTCATAAGACACAGTATAATAATCATCAACTCCTTCGTTTTGAGATATAGGTGCTAGTTTTACTATTTCTGGTAATACTGCCTGTACTTCTTGGGCACTAACACCAATTTGCATTTTATCATTTGAGTATCCAAGTTCTTTGGCTTTATCATTTTCAGTGAAATAGTATCCATTTAGACTCATAATTTTGTCTAGTGCATTTGGTATTGTACCTTGGAAATCTTTTAATCTTGCATCTGAGTAATATGCTGTAATTTCACCTGATGCGTCAATATTACCGTTTCTCCTTAATAATATCTTTTCGCCGCCAAAACTTCCTGAGCTATAATCTGACAAGGCAATAAAAGTAGCACTTCCATAAAAACGCCCTTGTAGTTTACCATTTGCATCTTCAAATCTCCATTGAAATGCGTTTGAAGTGCTAGAGCCCAATTGTAATGCTAAATCATCGTTAATTGTAAGTGTACCAGAAGTAAACGCATCACTAGCATTACTGCGCAAGAACTCTGTACTATCTAAGTTGTCTAGTGTACTTGCGTTTGTAGCAGTAACACCTGTTAGTCCACTACCATCACCTGTAAATGTAGCAGCGGTAATGTTACCTGATATGCTAATATCTCCTGCACCACTAATTGTTCCTGAGAAACTATCGTTAGCATCGCTGCGTAAGAAACTACCTGAACTTACACCATCTAGTGTATCAGCATTTAGTCCACTACCAGCACCGTCATTACCACTGTGCCAAACTGTATATGTATTTGAACCTTCAATAAATTCAAGTCCGCTAGTTCCGCCATCTAAATTAATAGCAGTACTTCCGCCTTCGTTAGCAATATATACTCTATCGCCGCTATCAACATATTGCATATAAGCTCTACGTGTGCCAGCTTGATACC